GTTATGTCCGCTGCTAATGAGGCACGGCTTGCGACATACCGGGCGAATAGCAATGTGATCACCGGGGTTGAATGGACTTCCACCCTCGATAGCCATAGTTGCCTTGTCTGCGCCACATTGGACAACAGGCAATGGGATTTGGACGGCAAGCCTATCGCGCCGAATACAATTGCTTTTCGATCCCCGCAGGCCCACCCGAATTGCCGTTGCGTGCTGGCCCCGCTGACAAAGTCCGGCTATGTGCCTGCCTCCCGCGCTTCAAGCGAAGGCCAGATTAAGGGCGATACAAGCTTTGACACGTTCCTTGCGCGCCAGTCGCCAGAATTTGTCGACAAGGTGTTAGGCAAGGGCCGGGCCGATATGTTTCGCGCGGGCAAGTTGACATTGCGCGATTTTGTGGACGGGCAAGCGCGCCCGATTAATCTGGCGCAATTGCGCGCCCGTTAAGGAGAGTAACATGGCAGACCCTACACCGATTACCCAGGCCGATATTGATGCCGCCGTTAGCGCGGCGGTGGACAAGCTGGAGACGAAAAACGCAGAACTGGTAAAAGAGGTTCGGGACGCGAAGGCCAAGGCCCGCGCGGCTGAAACCATCGACCCGGCAGAGATGACGCGCGTGGAGGATGAGAACGCGCGGCTCAAGACCGATCTGGCCAAGGCGCAAAAGGACGTCGCGGCGCAAGCCAAGATCGCCGCCGATGCAGTCAAGTCGCTGGAAACGGAAACCGCCGCCGCACGCAGTTATGCGCAGGACGCAGAAATTGCCGACGCCATCGCCAGCGGCAATGTTATCCCCGCGCTTGTGCCAGCATTCAAGGCGATGATCCAAAGCCAAGCAAAGGCTGATCTGGTGGATGGCAAATACGCCGTCACGATTGGCGACAAACCGGCCAAGGAATATATCAGCACGTTCCTTGCAGGCGAGGATGGCAAGGCTTTCCGGTCGGCCCAAGCCAATGGCGGCACTGGCGCAACGGGCGGCAATAACCAAGGCGAGCGCGGCAAGGTGGTGGACGACGCCGGGTTTGCTTCGATGACGGCCAAGGACCGTGCCGCGTTCTTTGCCGCTGGCGGGACAATGGCCACCCCGGCAGCATGACTATCAAGCGGGGTGGTTCGCACTGCCCCGCTTGACAATGACTGCGGGTTGTGAAATTAAGGCCGCATGGAACGGGCTGCGCCTGTTTCATAACCCGGCTGCGCTGGAACCGATGATTGAGGCTGCGCCTCTCTCGGATAAATCCCACCGCACCCGGAGTTATCTTAATGGCAAATAACCTTAATCTTCTTGCACCTGTTGCCTATTCCGCAGCCAAAAAGGTTTCCGCCGAACCTTTCGGCATTATCGATTCCATCGCCGCCACTTTTGACGACAAAGGCGTGGCTATCGGCGATACCATCAAGGTTCCTGTCGCGCCGGTTCGTTCCGCCACGACCTACACGCCCGCGATGACCACCACGGCTGGCACTGATGCCACCGCTACCAGTGTGTCTGTTTCCATCACGGCGAATGACATGGTTTCATGGAACATCACTGGCGAAGAAGAGCGCAGCTTGATGAACGGCGAAAGCGCCAACACTTGGTTCGAGCAGCTTTTGATGCAGGGCATGCGTGAGCTTCGCAACCGTGCTGAGGGCTATGCTTGGTCTGCCGCTGTTGTGGGCGCATCGCGTGCTTTCGGCACGGCGGGCACCACGCCTTTCGCATCTGATTTGACGGCGCTCACGAATGCCCGCAAGATTTTGCAGGACAACGGCGCGCCTTTGGTCGACCTGCAATTCGTGGGCGATACCAATGCGGGGCTTGCCTTGCGCAATCTTGGCGTGTTGCAGAACGCCTATCAGGCCGGTTCGGAGCAAGAGCGCCGCTCCGGCAATTTCCTGCCGCAGATTGGTTTCAACATCAAGGAATCGGCTGCAGTTACATCGCGCGCGGCGGGCACCGGCACCAGCTACACCACCACGGCAGCGGGCTTTGCAGTCGGCACCACTTCGATTCCCCTGATCACCGGCTCTGGCACCGTGCTTGCTGGCGATGTTGTGACCTTCGCTGGCGATACGAACAAGTATGTTGTGGCAACCGGCATTGCCGCCCCCGGCACTATTGTACTGGCGGCACCGGGTCTGCGAGTAGCTATGTCTGCCGCCACCAAGGCAATGACCATCGGCGCGGCATATACCGGCAATATCGCAATGGAGCGGTCGGCGGTTGTGGGCATCATGCGCCCGCCTTTGATCCCCGCCAATCCTACCATCAGCCAACTGCCCGTTACGGACAGCTTCGGCATGACCTATTTGCTTTGCGATGTGGTCGGCGATGGCATGCGGACCATCCGATTGCACCTCGCGTCCGGTTTCAAATCGGTCAACAGCGAATTTTCGGCAATCGTGCTTGGCTAACCGAATTGGACCGGGGCGAATGGAAGCGCCCCGGTCCATTTTCCCTGATTAAGGAGGCGGTTAGATGGCGAACGCACTATATCCCAAGTGGAAAGAGGCTATTATCCAAGGGACGGCCAATTCCGCGCTCAATGGGTCCGGCGCTACCGGCGTTTATGTGGCGCTGGTGGATACCGGAACCTACACCTATTTGGCCTCGCATGAATTCTATTCGAGCCTGTCCGGCGTGGTCGGCACCGATCAGGAAATTGGCGCAACCAAGACCTACACGAACGGCGTGTTTGATGGCGCTGACACCACACATTCGAGCGTGTCTGGCGCGTCTGCTGAGGCGCTGGTGGTCTACGTCAAAAACGCTGGTGCCAACACTACATGGCGGCTTGTCGCCTATATCGACACCAGCGTTACTGGACTTCCAGTCACCCCCAACGGCGGCAACATCGCAATCACTTGGAACGCATCGGGCATATTCGCCCTTTAGGAGCAAATTACCATGGTTGGAACTACCCGCCGCTATATCTGTTGGTATGCGACAAAGGCCGGAACCGAGGATGAGATGGTTGCGCAGTTGCAGGCGCTCTATCCCAACACAGATGTTAACGCGGTGGAGGATCACACCGCAGACCCGCTTATTCCGACCGGACAAGTTCGCGTGACCTATTTGAACGTCACTGGAACGCAGCACCGGGAATTCCTTAGCAATTCCGGCGTGGTTTCGTTCGACTAAGTCATGGCGTCATTCACAGACAATCTTGACGGAACAGTTGGTGATCTGCTTAGCAGCCGCACCGGGTGGAGCCGCACGATTGGCGCGGACGACGCCAAGGTTGTTGTCACCGGCTCAGGCATTGCGCTGACTGCGGGCGCGACTAATGCAAGTGCCACATGGCACAGGCCTACAAGCCAACCCGCCGGGAACGATCAATATATTGAGGCGTTCCTAGGGGCGCTCAATAACGCTTTTCCGTTCGGGCTTCGGTGCGACACCAGCACTGCAACGGGCGGCGGCTACCTTCTCCGCGTCAACAATAGCAACGTCATCGAGATGTATCGGCGCACCTCTTTGGGCGTCCTGTTTTCAATCGGAACCTATACGGTCCCGACGCCTTCCGATTTGCTGACAAATAAGGTCCGGTTTGAGGTTTCCGGCGATCAATTGACCGCGTATTTCAAGGGCGCGGTAGTCATTGGCCCGGTTACTCGCACAGATTTTGCAAGCGGCTCAATCGCCATGCTATCGCGCGCGGGGACTGCGAGCACCACCACTTATACGGTCGATGATTGGGATAGCGGCGATATTAGCGCAGGAGCGCAGGCACTTGATCCTAGCCTGATTACTAATACGCAGACCTTTTACGCGCCGACGGTAGCCGCTGGGGCATTGACGCTAACCCCTGCACTTTTCACAAATTCGGCCACGTTTTACGCAGCTAATGTCGCGCCCGGTTCGGTTAGCATATCTCCCCCACTTTTGGGCGATGGCGATGTGTTTTATTCCGCCACCATCACGCTTGGGTTTTTGCTCGCGCCATCGTTGCTTGCCAATTCGGCCAGTTTCTATGCATCCACAGTTACGCCCGGCGATGTTTCGCTGGCACCACCCTTGGATGCAAACAGTAATGCGTTCTTTGCCGCTACGGTAACTGCGGTTGGCGGTTCGCAATCCCTCGCCCCTGCCGTGGTATCGAATGTGGTTTCGATATTTGCGCCGGTTGTTTCTGCCGGAAACGACGATGAACAATACCCCCTCGCAGGCATCCCGCAACCCTATCCGATGACTGCAACGCAGGGCTATCCGCTCGCAGGCATCACGCAAACATATCCGTTGGCGAGGGCAGCATAATGGCCCTGACAGTCGAAAATGGAACCGGGCTTAGCAACGCCGAAAGCTATATCAGTGTGGCGGACGCATCCACGCGCCTCGCTGGCTTGGGCTTCACCACTTGGGCAACTATGTCCACCGCCGAAATGGAGCAGGCCTTGCGCCGCGCCACGGCTTATATGGAGCGGGCTTATCGCTCGCGATGGGCAGGAACGCGGATCTTGCGGGATCAGGCCCTGGCATGGCCGCGCTATGGGGCCTATGCCGATGGCTATTGCATCACCAGCACAATTGTCCCGGTTGACGTCGCCAACGCATGCGCAGAGCTGGCGTTTAAGGCGGCATCGGGCGACCTGCAAGAGGATGTAGTCCAAAGGGTTATCCGCGAAAAGGTTGGCCCGCTTGAAACCGAATATAGCGAATATGGCGATCAGTCAGTTGGATACCGCGCCATTGACGCGATGCTTGCGCCCTACATGATGGGCGGCGGCATTGCTCGGGTTATCCGCGCATGACGGTTGCACAGCGCCTTTCCGCCGATGCCATGATCGCCAAATTCGGGCAGGCTGTTACGCTTACCCGGCGCAGCGCTGGCGCGTATGATGTGGCCACCTCAAGCGCCGCCGTGTCTGAAACCACGCAAACCGGGAAGGGGGTGATCCTGCCACTTGCGGGATACCGCAAGGCGGATGGCAAGGTGATCGTGCATGGGGATGAAACGTTGCTGTTGTCGGCGCTCGCCAGTGATGGCACCGCGCTTGCCCCATCGGTAAACGACAAACTGACTGATGCGGGCGGTGCGACATATCTTGTCACGGTTGTTGACCCTTTGCGTCCTGCCGGGCTGGCGATCATTTGGGATTGCGTCGGGAGGCGGGCGGCATGAGCTTCGCACTGGACCTAAAGGCGATCACTGACAAAGCCGCCGCTGATTGCGATGAAGTCGTGGCGGGCGTGATGGTGGATTTGTCGCGTAGCCTTATCGCACGTTCGCCGGTTGGCGATCCTACGAAGTGGACTGAGGCGTTCAAAACTGTTGGCCGGGAATTGGGGTGGTTTGATGACGGATATGTAGGCGGGCACTTTCGCGCCAACTGGCAGCTAGGTGTTGACGTATTGCCTAAGGGCGAATTGCCCGGCGTCGATCCTACCGGCGAAGAAACGCACGGCCGCATTATTGCAAAGATACCGAATGAGGCATCGGGCCATGTATATTGGTTCGCCAATAACGTGCCCTATGCGATGCGGCTTGAGCATGGCCATTCGAAGCAGGCCCCGCATGGCATGGTCGGGCTGGCGGTTATCGAATTTGAGCAGATTGTGCGCAATCGCGCCGCGCAGGTGGCGAAGTGAGTGTCGCCGTCATCCGCGCCCTTTTGGAAACGGCATTGGCAACCGCCCTGCCCGCGTTCCCGCTCGCCTATGAAAACGTGCCTTTCGTGCCGGTCCAAGGGACGCCTTATGGCGAAGTCTACCTTTTGCCGATCGAGCCGGAAAACATCGAGATGGGTCCGGCCCATATTCAGCGCGGGTTGTTTCAGGTCAATTTGTTCTACCCGCTAGGCGAGGGCAGTGGCGCGGCAACGGCGAAGGCCGAAACTATCCGCGCCGCCTTTGCTTATGCCGCCACGTTCGTTTCCGGCGCGGTGAATGTGCTTGTGACACGCACGCCAGAAATTGGGCAGGCAAGGCCCGATGCTGATTATTTCATGGTCCCTGTTCGCGTGCGCTTCGAAGCGCGAATTTCATAGGAGTATATAAAATGCCGGTATCCCAAGGGGTTAACAAGCGCCTCTCTTTCAAGAAGCAAACCGCACTCGGCACGCCCGCCGTGGGTTCCGGCGCGCAATATCTGCGCCGCGAAAGTGCAGCGCTCAATTTCTCGAAGGATAGCTTTGAGGCGAACGAGATCACTTCGCACCAGCAAGACACCGGCAAAACCTATGGCGTGGGCAGCGGCAAGGGTAGCTTGAAAGGCGTTCTTTCGGCGGGCACATATCCGCTGGCAATTGCTTCGATCATGCGCAAGGATATGACGGCCACCGCCGCCGCAACCGGGCTTTCCGTCACCATCGCGGGGGCTGGGCCTTACACGCTGACGCGATCGGCTGGCGATTTTCTCGCAGGCGGGTTCAAGATCGGCGATGTTGTCCGCATTACGGCGGGCACCTACACCGGCACGGCGCGCGATATTAACCTGATCTGCACCGGCGTAACCGCAACCGTGCTGACCGTTGTTGTGGCGAATGGGGCCACTTTGACCGCTCAAGGGCCGATTGCCACCAGCACGATCGCGGTTATCGGCAAAAAGTCGATTGTGCCAACGTCGGGGCATACGAACGATTATTATTCTCTAGAAGAATGGTATTCGGATATTTCGAAGTCGCGCTTGTATACCGATGCGCAATTCTCATCGGCGGACATTAGCATTCCTGCCAGCGGCAATACCTCCATCGGGCTGGACCTCGTGGCGCTGGGCCGCACAAAGGGGACGGCACAAGCGCAGACTTCGCCAACTGTTGAAACCACCAGCACAATCCTTTCGTCATCGAATGGCTACATCATGCTGGCCGGGACGAAGCTTGTTGTGGCGACTTCGATCTCGATCAAGATTGACGGGCAGGTTGCGCTTGGCGAGGCGGTCGTCGGTTCGCGCAATATCGCCGATGTTTATCGCGGCGATGTAATGGTGACTGGTTCAATTTCGCTTGTGCATGATAGCGAGACGGTTTCCGATTATTTCGTGAACGAAACGGCGCTTTCGGTGGTCGCGGTGGTGTTTGCCGACAATACCGCCACAAGCGAGTTTGTTTCGTTCGTGCTCCCCCGCGTGAAACTGTTCGGCGATGATATCGACGACGGCAAGAAGCAGCTCGTTTCGACTTATCCCTATACTGCCGAATTTAACGGCACTGGCGGGGCTGCATTGGCAAGCGATCAGACTATCTTTTCGATGCAAGACAGTAACGCCTAATTGAAACACCCGCGTTCGGTTGGGGGGTTGGCTCTCCTTGCCTCCCAACCGGGCGCATATCCAAGGAGAGAAACCGATGACAAGTGCAGCAAAACCAAAACCCCGCCGGTCGATTATGGCAATGTCGCCGGAGCGCGCTTGCGAGCGCGGCTTTGAATTTGAGGTTGTGGACCCGTTCGCCGAAAAGGGGGAACCTTCAACCGGCATGTTTATCACCGTGCTGGGCACAGAGGCGCGCGCGGTAAAAGTGTTCTTGCGGGCGAAGGGCAATGAGGAATTGCTGGCGTCGGCAAGCGGCGAAAAGAAGGCCGCGCGGATTGAGGAGTGGGAAGCCACCGCCGTTGAACGTGCGGTTGCAACCGTCGTATCATGGCGCGGCATCGTGATGGACGAGGGGCAAGAGGAATTGCCGTTTACCCCGGAAAATGCGGCCATGTTGTTTGAGCAGGCGTGGATCCGCAAGCAGGTTCTGGACGCTTCGGAGGATTTGGGAAACTTCAAACCGGGCTAGTGGATGCATTCGCGGCATTCGCTGCGCACCAGTTCGAATTGAATGTAAAGCAAGACGACGGATGCACACTGCGGGAACACATGATGGCTTATGAACGCGCGGCAGGGGAGGTGCATGATTTTATGGAGGATGCGCCGATCTTGCCGCGCGGGCTTATTCCGCTTTGGGTTGATTTTATCGACCTGCACGGCTCACGCGGCGCGGGTATGGCTGGGCCTGCCCGCATTACGTTTGGCGATATTCTGGCATGGCAGACCGTGACGGGGGCGGCTTTGGACAGTTGGGAATTGTCGGCAATCCGCAAGGCCGATGATGCATTTATCGCGCATTGTGCTAAGGATGCAAAATGACAACGGTTGCTGAAATTGCCCTGAAAGCGGACGCCTCGGAGGTCAAGGGGGCAACAACGGAACTTGAAAAGCTGGCCAAGGCTGGGGCCAAGGCTGAAGTCTCAACAGGCGCAATGGGCCGTGGGTTCGGTTCTGCAAGCGCCGCCGCAAACAGCATGGGCGCTGCGGAAAAGCGCGCGGCTCAAGAAACGAACATTCTTGCAGAGGCCCAAAAGCAAGCGGCTGTATCAGCTCGCACAAATGAGGCAGCGATGGCGCGGGCGGGCGTCACCATGACGGGCGCAAGTGGCACCAGCCGGTCAATGGCGGCGAACATGCTAAACCTGTCAAGGCAGGGGCAGGACGTTGCAACAATGTTTGCGCTTGGCGCGCCGCCGATGCAGATTTTTTCGTCGCAGGGCTTTCAGATTGTCGATGTATTGTCGCAAATGCGCAAAGAGGCCGCGCTAACCGGCGATAGCCTCACCGCGATGGCAGGGCGTGGGCTGGCGTCTATGGGGCCATATGCGCTTGCAGCGGCGGCGGGTCTGGGCCTACTGTCTGTGGCGCTTTCAGGATTGACAACCGAGATTAACAAAAACAGCGAAGTTGTTGTTACATGGCAGGATACAGCCCTAGGCGCATTCGATATGCTGTCCGATTATGTGTCAACAACCGTTACCGATGCATTTAAGGCGCTAGGTCTTGACGTTGGGGATGTGTGGCAGGGGATTGTCACAGGCGTTACCGGAACTGGCGATATAATCATTAGCACATTTGTTGCGGCTCGGCAGCTTGTTGTGGCAGCTTGGCAGACTTTTCCCGGAGCATTTGCGGAACTTGTCATTAACGCGGCAAATGGGGCCATCCATTATCTTGAGGGTATGGTGAATGGTTCGATAGCGTTGGTTAACTCGTTTTCATCCCGTGTGAATGGCATTATCGGCAGCGATATTGGCATGATCGGGAATATCGATATCCCTGCAATTGAGAACCGCTTTGCGGGGGCCGGTAGGGTTGCCGGTATGGCGCTGTCTGGGGCTGTAACTACGTCGGTGCGGCATTATTTCAGGGACTTCGCGGAAAACCTTAGCCCATACGCTCAAGAAAGAGCGCGGGATAGGTTGCGTGCGGATGCGGAAGCAGCGGGCGCAAACGCAGGCGGGCGCTTGGGTCACGCCCTTGGCGGCGCGGCGGCTGACGCAGCGCGCGCCGATTTGGCGGGCATGTTTGATGGGGCGTTTAATGACCTGCAAAGGGATATAGACGCCAGGAACAATTTGGCGCGTGAAAAATCAGACAGGGCTGGGGCAGAGGAAAAGCAGCGCATATTGGACCGATATGCAGAGGAAAAAAAGATAGCGGAGACCCAAATCGAAAACCTTGCGGGCATTTACGAAACATTGTTTTCGCAGGGTGTCGGCGGTGTTTGGCAGGTATTCGAAAAGCAAGGGCTTGCCGCCATCGCGCAGGTTGCGGCGCAATGGTCGGCATCGATGAATTCCCCCGGCGGCAATGGCGGGATCGGCGGGCTTTTGGGCGGGCTTGGTGCGGCGGCTGGCGCAAACCCGGTTGGCATGTTCTTTGCCATCACCAGTGCCGCGAATAAGCTTGGCGAAGGCATTTCAGACCTTACCGGTTTGGCCTATAGCAGCAAGGCCGGTTCGTTCTTTGGGCTTGGCGGCGGGCTGATCGCGGGCGCGCTGCAATCTGCCAAATACGGAACCGCCAACGTAACCGGCAGCGGCGCGCTGGGCATCACGTCCAAAGGAAAGGGCCGCGCGGACGGTGCAAGCGATCTGGGGGGAAGCGTCCAATCGGCCTTGCAGAATATTGCCAGCGCGTTGGGCGTGGGCGTGGGCGCTTACAACGTGTCGATAGGCACATACAAGGATAGCTACCGGGTATCGGGCAGCGGCAAGACCGGCAAGCTTAAGGGCGGCGATGTCCAAGACTTTGGCACAGATAGCGCGGGGGCGATTGCCTTTGCCATCACTGATGCGCTTAAGGATGGGGCTATCATCGCCAGCCAAAGCATTAAAAACCTTTTGGGCAAGGGTAGCGATATTCAGGCGCAAATTGACAAGGCGCTAACATTTAAGGGCGTATTCGATGCGCTGCTAGAGGCAACGGACCCGGCAGCATTCGCGCTAAAAAACATCACCACACAATTTGACGCCTTGCGCAAGATATTCGATGAAGCCGGGGCCAGCGCGGCTGAATATGCGGACCTTGAAAAGCTGCTAGGGCTAAAGCGTCAAGAGGCGATTGACGCGGCGCGCCAAGCCAAGGTCGATGACCTATCCGACATATTCGGCCTGCAAATCCGCATGCTGGAATTGATGGGCAAGGGGGAGGAAGCCCTAACCGCCGCGCGCATTCTTGAGATTGCGGGCATGAAGGCCAGCCTTCAACCCCTGCAAGCGATGGTTTATGAACTGGAGGACGCCCGGGCGGTTGTCGAAAAGTTCGGCCCGCTTGGCGATGCATTGCGGGCATTCAAACAAGAATTGACTGGAGGCGCTGGCGCGGCGCCATTCGGTTCGATCACCGC